CTAGTTCCATAGCCAAGCCTCCAATTCATCAAGAGCTGGGCTTGCGATGATTATATTTTTTGCGATTCGACTAGGGTTGTGATTGCGTAAGTATGCCTTCACAAAGTAAGGGTTTGCTCTATACACTTGTTCAAGTTGAACAGCCGTTGAATAACTATTTGTTTGGAATATTTCTGCGAGCCCTGTAATCGACTCTTGGCCATTTGCAGTGTGGTATGATCTATTTATTTCAGTTAGCTTGCGGGCGGTTTTGTCATTTTGAGCAGCCCAAAGCCTCCGCTTTAGCGACCTATTTGCTGTTTCCATATATTGTGCAACTCTGTCTGAAGAATCAGGACTCCACGACTCATCAACTTGAGCAGATGGAGACGTTTTTGTTAATTCAGACTCATTCGTCTCGTAGACTCCAAAAATGTCTACCCTTCCCCCTTTATTTTTATCCAGCTCCACTCTTCTGTTTTTTGTAATACTGAATACTTTAACTTTTGTTATTTCTTCACTGTCGTTGTCAGGATCTGTAATAACATCTTCAACTACAGCGACGTGTTCTTTTTTGTTCGAACCAAGTTCTTTTTCAAACTTCACAACATCGTACTTAGATATATCAGTATCGCTTCCAAACAAATCTTCGTGCTGGAAAGAAGTGTCGTATTCAGAATCGTCTAAGGCAGTTGGGTCAAAACCTTCAAAATATCCAAATTGTAAATCTATATCTGAAAACGTTATATCGTTAAGATCGGATGGATCTTTTCTGTCTCGAACATTCCGCATCGCCATTTCTTTAAGAGAAGCGTGATCTCCATTACTACCAACTGTCCCATCTTCATTGAAATCTAATGTTGGGTATCTACCACCAAAAGCTAATGCTCCTGCTCTTCCTTCATTAGAATTGTCGAATCCTTTTGTAATAGCAAATGCGTGTTCAAACTCGTGGTGGAACGTAGAGTTGGTCGGCTCGGTTATTTTTTCTCTCTCGTTTGAGTCACTAATGGCGATATAGAACCCATCTTTTTTATCTCCATTAGCACCGAAAGCACCGCTAAATTTGTACTCTTGAGAATGTAGCTTGAGTCTTGCCGTTATATCTCGAACATCTTCTATGTTTTTAAAAGAGCTAGTCAACTCTGTGGCAACTTTATTAGCAAAGTTTTCTACATATTTTTCATTCTGGTATTCGTGATCAACACGGTATCTCCAAGCATCTCGTAGCTGTTCTATTTTTTCTTCTCTTGGAAGCGAATTCCAGTCTTCATAATCTTCTAATCTAGCAGAATTAATTGCCTTCGGCTCTGGAGTTGGTTCAAGAGGAATTGCATCTACAACATCTGTGCCTTCTACTTCTACATATTCTTTCGTCCAATCAGTAACGTAAGCAGTATGGATTTCCCCTTCATGAGAAAATTCTATTTCTTGACCATAGAAAAGTTCAGGACGATCTTCAGAATTCCTTGGAAATGGAGTAGTTGGGCCGAATTTATTCTCATCTACTTTTGCAATAGGGACAAACCTTGAATCAGAATCGACGCTTCCTGAACTATATTCTACGCCAACATTGTTTTTTATCGAACCATTTTTTGAATAGTAGACTGTGTAGCCATCTTTGGTGTATCCATTTCTCAATTTAAGTCCTACAAAATGTTCTTCTGCTAGTCTGTCGTAAAGTAGCGCAAAAGAATTTTTGTCAACATCTTCACTATCAAACCCAGAACTATTTGTTTCTATCCAATCTGTGTCTTCGTAGAATACGTCGGTTGGAGCATCTACAGTATTTGGGAGTTGTTTTTCTTCTCCGATTGAAATAATGTCATGTTGATTTATTTCAGTAGATTCTGGTACTCCGTTTGCATAGTATTTTGCAGAGACTTCTCCTTCCGTATCGTATGTTTTTTCTTCAGGAGAATTGTAGACTATATATCCTTCAACAACTCGTCTGTTTCTCGCAAAATCCGCTCCACCCCCTCCATTTGAACGAACATCGACTTCAAATGTAGCCTTTCTAGCTGGTTCAATATATTGATCAGATATGTTTTTGAGATCCCAAAGTCCATCCCTATCTTGTCTTGCGTAATGGTAATTTGTACTACGAAGTTCAAAAGTTACCCCGCTACGACCGCCAGCATAGTCATGGACAGTAACCTCAACCTTTTTAAACTGATTTTTTTCTATTTTATCTATCCCAACTAGAATATGTTTTCCATCCCAATCATCAACAGGGGTTTCATCTCCATCTACTAGAATATCGTCTCCTGCTTCTAACTGGTAAGCTGTGGTAAAATCGTCAGTATAAGAACGAAGATCGTATTTTCCAGACCCATCAAGTTCTAATTTAGTTCTATCTTTGAGCAAAACTTCTTTTGGAGTTACTTCGTCTACAACCCCTCTGCTCAGAAAATCATAACTTTTATCTGGATCATAATATCTTATTCTATCTCCTTCTTCAAGATTTCTCGGATCTAAATCTTCATATGAGAACTTATTGTGCTCTATCTTGTTGTGTTTTGGATTTTCAGAAAGGTCGTTTTCAGATATTTCTCCTTTTGTATGTGGATAGTCGAAGTAACTTTTTCTATCTGGATCTATTGCATCGTATCCGTCAGGATCAAACGGCGGCTCAAAATCTCCAATATCCCAACTGCCCATCCTCTCTTTGACGAATTTTATCATCTCGTCAATGGGGGGCATTGAGTCCGTGTATTCGAACCTCGTGTCCCGCTTTACGACAGTGCCAGACACCCCTTCATCGACATATGCAGCGTATTTTAGTGGATTCTTTATTCGAGCATTTACTGAACCGCCGCCTGTGTGCAAGTAAACGGTCCTAAAAGAAGCGTGCAAATGGGGCGTCGTGTACGGGCGGCGATTAGAAAGAATGTGAATCTGAGCAGCAGAAACACCGGCATCGAGGGTTTCGTCGAGCCCCTCCTTCGCGCCCCTGTTGACAGCGTTTTCAACTTTTTCAAGGGTGCGCTCTACGGACTTCTCATCCACGTCGATTTCGATGTTGCTCATTTAAATACTACTGCGGGAAAGATTCGTCTCTAACAATAGAGCCTGGAGCCACATTGTGCGTTTCATGTGGCGTCACGGAATCTAGCTCATACCACTGGTCTTCATACTTGATTCGGGCGTCAGCAGGGACAGAGGAATCAGTAGGAAAGAAAAATATCGGACGATCTCGGTGAAGCTGCCCTTTCGTATTGTTCTGTGTCGTATTCCGATTCTGATAAGAACGGGCAGCAAGAACAGTGCCAGTTTGGGACCACGACGTATTTTCCTGTCCAAATCCGTCTTCGGTTCCGTCAGAAGACTCTTCATAGACAGGAACGTGTCTCCCAAGCCGAGAAAGTGCCCGGTTAAGATCTCTCGTCACGGGCCAGGTACCTCGTAATATCTATCGGAATCTTGCTTCGTGCGGTTCGTTCGACCGACCCTATTGCCTCGGGTAGCAAGCGTCAATGCGTTTTTCGCGTTCCGGTATTTCTCAAACCAGATTGTAACCCGATTTCCCGACCGTGCCAAGAGAGCCTGTTCATTAACTGCTCCGACGCTTATTGTTTTGGCATCGAGGGCTCCCGTCTGGACCTTTGAAAACAGCATCGAAGTCCAGAAGAGGGCACTTTCCTGCGCCTCAATGCCATACCAATCAATGTCTTTGGGCTCAAGCCCGGCTTCCTGTTTCAAATGCTTTTTAGCCCGGTCAATGGCAACTTTAAGATCGCCGTCGCTGACTTCTTGGGTCGAATACTGACCGAACGAACGAACTTCTTTAACAAGCTCTGATTTTGAATTTGCCATGTGTGGTCCGGACTAAAACGAGGCTGCGTTAGTAGCGCGTCTGGCTCGCGGTCCAGTCAACGTCAACCGCTTCGAACTCGACCATCGCAAGCGGGTTGGTACACGCAACTCCGTAGTCCATCGTCGCAGAGCCGTTAAGAATGTCGCCAGGATGAACGACAGGGCCGCCCTGGGGCTGGGTAAGCTGAAGCTCCCGCTCGGTATACATCTTGACCGGCTGGATCCCAGCGTCGTACATCAGGAACTCGTCGCCAGTCAGGTACGGCGACTGCATGAGCGTCACGCCACCGGGCTGAGACTCGTTCATGTCCCGAATGTTCGTGTTCCGCAGGTCGGTCGCCATCGGGATGTGGTAATCAGCCTCGTGGGTAAGCTCCTGCTTGATCTTGAACTTCCAGTCCTTCGAGATCAGCGCGACCTTCTGGCCGTTGGTCCAACCGTGGTGGCGAAGGTGCTCTGCGGCAGCCTCGAAGTGCTCCTGGGCCGTGTAGCCGTCGCCCTCAACGTCGGGCATCCCAACATCGTTCATCAGCGTGGTCGTGTCGGGAATCTGGTGCGAGTGACTGTCGGTGAACGAGTACGCACCGTGGTCAGGAATCTCGAACCAGAGGCCGCCGGAGCCGTCATAGACGCTATCGAAGATAACATCGAAAACGTCGTCCATCATCGTCTCCGTTGCCCCCTCAACAACCTCGTTGACCTTGGACTGGACCCTATCCGAAGACGCATTCTCAACGTACTTCTGCGTCATGCCAAGCGACTTACCGTACTCCGTCGTCCGGATGGTAAGCTCGTTGTAGTTGGGGAGCGACGTGTCGTTCTGGAAACCAGGGAATTCACCCTCGGCAAGCGGCTCGAACTGGTCGGGCCGGGCTTCGTTAATCTCCTGAATGAACGTCTGCTGGTCCACCTCATCGACGAAAACGTCGACGAAAGGAACGTCAGCTTCGTTATTGAAGTAGTCAACAATCTGTTCCGCGTTCTCAACAATATCAGCAAGCGGAACGTCGTCCGCCGTGTAGATCTGTGGTTCTCGTGCCATTGTTAGAAAGTATCAGCTATTTAGGCGTTCGTCTCGTAGTCAAACTCAACGTCGACAAAGACGGTATAGGCGTCAACAGCAACGCCAAGCCGCTGAACAAGCTCGCCACTCGCGCTCGGGGCAGTCTGCGTCAGACCGCCACCGACATCGAGGTAGACCGGCTCGTTCGGATCGAAGTCGGTATCCTCGTCAACGTTCTCAACGAAAACGCCATACGAGACATAGGTGGCCTCGTCACCGACAAGCGTGTAGTCGTCTTCGCGCATCTCGCGGCGAAGCTGGCGCTGCTCAATGTAAGCGTCCTGAAAGCCAGAGACGTTAACATTCGACGGGTCCTGAACTTCTTCGAGCAGGAACCCAAGAGCAGGCTGCTGAACGCCAGAATCAGCATCAGCAGCAACCATTTCCGTCTCGTTGCTAGCATTTTCAGTCAGACCAACAACATCACCCTCAGAGGCGTTGACCTCGATTGTCTCACCATCGCGGTTCAGTGGGTGGTTGCGAGCCTTCGAAAAGTTGAAATCAGTCATGTATAATCACTCCAGAACAGCGCCGCTAATCTCCGAGAACGCCGCTTCAACAACCTCGGGCGTCCCATCCTCGCCGTGGGTTTCGCCCCTCGTGCCACGGTCTTCAAACTCAGAGCCACCGTCGCCATCGTCGCCGCCGTTAGCTCCTTCGTCACCGGAAGCAGTCTCCTCGAAGTCGGCAATCAGACTGCGCTTCTCCTCGAACGGGAGACTCGACGCAGCATCCTCCGACAGAGAAGTCTTCTCGGAAACCTTCTCGGTCAGCTTCTCGTCATACTCATTAAACGCTTCAACAGTATCGACAACCTCATCGAAGGTGTCGATATTAGCAGACTGAGCTTTGTTGAACTCTCGAACGAGAGAAACAAGCTCATCGAACTCCATGTCGTCCAGATCGTCTTCAACTTCGACCTTGCGAAAATTCATAGTAACTAGTAGTTTTGATTGTAGCCGGTGCCAGAGGTGGGCACCAAAACCGCAACGAGCCTCTTTCATTAGCTCCTGATAACTCGAACAGGAGCCTCGGAGGCGTCTTCCTCATAGCTGACCAGCCCCCCCTCGTCATATCCGCCAGGGAAAGGGGTGGTCGAAAACTCTCGAATACGGGCGTCAGTTAGCTCGATCTCACCATCGTCGTTTTTCTCGTACTCATAAGAGTCATCGAGGCCAACAGAACCATCAGTGACTGTTGGCGGCTCGAAAGTGAGTCGGTTAATCACCTCGTCATGGGTCTGCGAGCCGGTATTATACGCTCTCGCCATGACCATCAGCGTCTCCGTATTCTCGTTAAACCACACATCTTTCACAAATCCAATTTGAGAAAGCGTCTTTTTCGTGTGGTCCATCATGTACGGCGGATTATTCGAGTAGTCTTTTTCAGCCAGTTTCTTCAAAAACTCACTCGTAATCCTCGCCCCGTTACGATCTTCGGGAGGGCCGGGCTCCATGGCCTCATAGACAGCATCAACAGAAACCAGGTCGCCTTCATCGTTGGTGTTCTTCCGAATTCCGTACTGATTGAACTCGGAAACAATCTCTTGTCGCTTGGGGGCGACAGTAGACGCAGCGAAGGCAAGTTCCTGGCCGTCAGCGAAGTCAAGAGAGTTTTCTTTTCCGGGGTTGGGTTCTCCACTCGGCATTCTATCGAACGGATTATAGGCCCAATTAAGCAGGCTCACAGCCCACTCAGATGGGCAGCTACCCTTGCCACCTTCAGCCGGACTGTCTGGACGCTGACCCCGCATCCGGCTCACAAACGACACAGTTCGTTTCGCGTCGTCAATGTCCTTCTGAGTCCAGTCAGACTTGTTCTTTTCCAATAGCCGCAGGTTGCGATCTCGGACGGCTTGCGGGTCGTTTGATGCAATATCCGAGCACGGGTGATCGCCCCAGCGTTCAAGCTCTGATGCAGACATATTGACTGCATCTTCCCACTTCGAATAGACAGAATCAAGCTCGCTCTGATCGTCAGACTCGAACGTCATTGAGGTGGCCGCCCCCTCAATGTCACTGGCTTCTTGCGGTCCAGCCCAAGAACTCAGCCCGCTTTCAGGCTTGGCAACCATCTGCCCGGTAAACGAGCCTGAATCCGTGTCGTATTCCTCCATCTTGTAGACGTTCTCACCACTATCGCCGCTGATCGTGTTTCCATCTACAGTGAACGAATCCTTGGTCCTATCACGAACCTCGCCATACACGTCTGCCCCGCTGTATGTCCATGACACCCACTCTCCGGAGCTATACTTATACGAAGCAAACGTTGTCGTTACAATTTCTAATTCAGACATATTAGAGAGGGATAAGATTGAGCGCCCAAACGCCAACAAACGTAGCAGTAGTCACAATCGCACTCAGAATAATCTCGTTCCTCCGGCTCCGATTGTCCACTGCTTCAACTTGCCCCTCAAGTGGCTCAACTCGTTGCTCAAGAATCCGTTCCAACATCTGATTCGTTTTCTTTGTTCGTTCGTCCACTCGTGCTAGAACTGCCGCAGTTTCCGAGGTTTGGTCAAAGACCATATCTCGGGCTTCATCATCTATAGAATCATTCTCAGTCATACGTCTGTATCCTCAGTCGGGGACTGCTGTGGCCTATCTTGGTCGCCTGAATTATCCGTAGAAGCGTCTTCACGGCTCGTTACTTCTCGACCAGAACTTTGTGCGCCTCCGCCAGTGTCGCTTGGTCTTCCACCATCAGGATTCTGCGCTGCATCTCCAACCGATTGTCCCTTGCTTGAAAGCGATTGGAGAACGGGGATAATATTTTCATCTAACGTCTCCATCGACGGTAGCTCTTGCTCGGGGTCAATGCCAGCCCGCTCTGCAAATGCCTTCCGAGTCAAGAATCCAGTATTGAACAGCTTGATGAGTTTGTCAATTTCAAGCCGATTTTCCGCAGAACTGTGCTCACCAAACTCAAATTCAGGGATTAGCCCATCATAATTTTCGAGATCTTGGCCCAAGACAGACTCGACAAACAACGGGCGGAAAATCTGTTCTTCGACAGCCTGCTTGATAAGACTCTGATGGCGCTTAATTCGCCGCTTGAACGCCGGCATCAGAATTTCAGCAGACCCGCCTTTGTTATCGAGGTTTGCCAAGACAGCAGGAACGCCGATTCCAGTTGTAATCCGGCGCTCGTGGTGCTTGAACGTTTCTTCCAGACGCATTGCACCCGCGCTCGAAGTCGTCGACGTGGTTCCGACGACCTCCGCCTCAACGTCATGCGGGCCAGCAAGCATCGAATCCGGCTCGATCTTCTCGGTTTCCTCCAGCCAGTTATCTATCTGTTCCTCGCTCCACTCCTGGCCTTCAGTCCCACACTTCCACAGAATTGGGGGGTATGCCTTGGACGCGACGAACCGAGCATAATCAATCTCCATGTCGCGGAGAATGTCAGCCTGGGTCTGGATGCGCTGAATATTAGACCGTCCAAACTTTTCAAGTGGGTCTTTATTGAAATAAAATTCAGCAACGTCGTTGGGTTCATATGTTTCTGCATCATCAGCAGTTGGACCGCCGCCATTGGGAGGTTCTAAGACGTATTCTTGAACAATTCCATATTCGTCGGTAAAAATATACATCCGACCGGGCGGGAGCAGTCGCGGTTTAAACTGACTATTTTCAACTACCAACTCCATAAACCCATGACCCTCAACCTCGCCGTTTTCTATCCAATCATGGAACTTGCGTTCAAAATTAGAATTTGCCAACAGACGCCTGAACGCAGCTACATCATCTGAGTCTATTTCCTCGTCAGTTCCGGCTATCTTCCGTCCAGAAACGTTGTATCCATCAGCAAGCAGCCAGTCGAGACAAATATCAACAGAATGGCCTACATGAGGATCGGTCGTATACAGAAGCCTATTATCTTCAAACTGGTCTTTTGGCGGTTCGTGGGTCCGCTCATCGTTATATGACCGACCTCCACCCCCGCTGCTGTTGTTTTTTCGAACAACAGCGCCCTTTGGAGAATCAACTACAAACTCCGGCGCATCTTCTGGAGCATCAACAAAATTAGAATCTTCAGAACTCATATATTAGTGTCATGTCGAGCGATTTTTAGGTCGCTTTGAGCGTGACCGTGCCTTCCACGAGGTCACTCGGTCGGCCACTGTTGTCCAGCAGTCTAACCTTGTGGTAAATTCTCATCTCGTTGCCAACAATATGGACCGATTCTGTGTCAGTCGGTCGTACAATAACCTCATAAGCTCCAACAGAAGGGTCTGTAACGGTAACGTCCGTGGATTCGCTTTCCTTTTTTTCGACAACCGTTTTGTCCCCTCTACCAGCCTTTAAGATCCAGATAAGGTCGTTGAAACCGCTTATGTCAAGTTTATCGCTGCTGTCGTCATCATTCGTCTGTTCGACAATGAGCTTTTTATACTCACCTTGGTTCATCTCGAAGTTCTGGTTCTCAGCAGTCATTCTTTAGTAGCATCTTCAGAGTCAAAATACCCAACTTAGTCAACAGTTGACTCAACTGCCTTCTTGATTTTTCTTGCAGATTTCGCGTCAATTTCAACTGACCTAACCGACGAGACTGGAATCTTGTCAAGGACCGAGATAGCTTTCTCTGAGGTCCCTGTTGTGGGCGTTACTGTTGCTGCCCCAGCCATCGTAGATGTGGCTGTGACAAGTCCAAGTGCTACAACATTTACTGTAGCTGTTCCATTGAACGAGCTATTAGCAACTATTGTCGACGTTTCAGTAGATGTGAGAGTGCTGTCTCCATCAAAGGCCGATGTTGCAAAGACAACAAGTACACCAACACTATTTGCTGTTGCTACTCCATCAACGGAACTAGTAGCAACAGCAGTGAGGGTTGGTGTACTTGTTGTCGTTTCTGCTGTTCCGCTATGAGTGGCGCTGGAAACAGTAGTGAGTGTTTCTGTACCCGTGAGTGTGCTATTTCCATCAAACGTTGGTGCAATTAAAGTAACAGACCCACTAATACTGTCTACTGTCGATACGCCACCCAGCGTAGACGTTGCAAGAACAACTAACACACCAGCACTATTTGATGCTGCTACTCCATCAACGGAACTGGTAGCAACAGTAGTGAGCGTTAGTGTATTTGCTTCAGTTTCTGCTGTTCCACTGTGAAGGGCATCAGAGACAGCAGTAAGCGTCTCTGTGGTTGTGAGTCTGCTATTTCCATCAAACGTTGATGTTGTTAAAATAACAGATTTGCCAGAGCTGTCTGCTTCCGATGCGGCATTAAATGTAGACGTTGCGGGGGCAATTTGCACACCGGCACTATTCGCTGTTGCTATTCCACCAACAAAACTATTAGAAACAGCAGTAAGTGTTGGTTCATTTGCTGCCGTTGCTGTTCCATTATACTGTGTGTTGGAAACAACAGTGCGCGTTTCAGTAGATGTGAGCCCGCTATTGCCATCAAACGTTGATGTAATTAAAGCAACAGATTTGCCAACACTTTCTACTGTCGATACACCAGCAAATGCGGACGTTGCAGGAACAATTGGCACACCAGCACTATTTGTTGTTGCTACCCCATCAACCGAACTAGCAGCAACAGTAGTGAAAGTTGGTTCATTTGCTCCCGTTGCTGCTGTTCCGCTGTGAGTAGTGCTGGAAACAGTAGTACGTGTTTCAGTAGATGTAAGTAAAGCTTCTCCGTTAAATGCGGATGTAGCTGTGACAGTACCTTGCGTTTCAACGCTGTCTGTCGTCTCTCCTGACTCGCCATCACTGTTCTCTGCGGTGACTGCATAGTGGTACTTGGTGCCATCTGAAGCAGTTGTGTCAGTGTACGCTGTTGTGTCTGCACCAACAGTATCAATCTGCGTATAATCTCCGGGGAACGTTGGGCTTGCCGCAGCCGTTCGATAAATATTGAACTGATCTTCGCTTGACGAATTGTCAGTCCATGCAAGGTCTACGGTTGCCATATTACTGTTCGGTTGCGGTCAGTCCTGTTGGTGCAGAAGGGGGGGAGCCAGACGTAGTATAGTCTACAAAAGCTGAATATTTACGCGTCGAAAGATACGGCTTTGAATCCCAATTTATTGTCGAGTCTCCAATTTTATTACCGGAGACTTTTGCAGCGTTAAATCCCGACACTTCATCATAAGTATAATCTGGATACCCGCCTTCCTGGTACGTAACAAGTATATAGTCAGTGTTAGACAGCGAGCCTCCGTTATTTATACTTCTTGTTACAAAAGATCCACTTACGGATCCAGCATCAGATTGTTTTGTTTCGGCGTTAAAAGAATCATCGCTGTTAACATAAATTCCGTGTTGCAACAAAGAAATTGAACTGCGGCCATCAAGCCACACACTTACACTATCAGCAGACCCACTTTCTCCGGGATTGAACGGATAAAATCCATATGTATTGCTCCCACTAATGTAGCTTCTTGATGCGCCAACACTATCATGCCCGAACGTCGGATCTACAATTACAGGGTATGTTGCAGAATCAAGAAATGAGATAGGAATACTGATTTCTATAAACGAGTTTACTGCATTGACGTTGAGGTCTGCATATACAGAACTTCCCTCTGCGTCCCATACCAAGGGGCGGTACAAGTGAAATGCCTTTCCGGTTTGCCGCTCTGCCGAAACAGGTGCATATCCATCTATTTCATCAGCGTGGTAGATAGCATACGAGTTGACAACATTTGGTGGCCGAAACGTGTTTGCAACACCATCTGGAAAGGTTTCGTCGCTACTCCACGTCGGATGGTCGGGATGTAGTTCGCCTTGATGTTCAAACGACAAATTTTGCGAACTAAACGGAAGCTGTATCAAGCTCCCGCCAGGATGTTGTTTGAGCTTAATAGCATACTCGACACCCCCTTCGCTATCTTGTGTGGTCGTTTTTGTTTTTTGCCCTTCAGAGTCTGTATACTGCCACGTTACTTGGCGATCCTGCGGCTTCGTGTAAAACTGTACGTCAACAGCATCGCCAATCCACGTTAACTTAGTAATGTTGTTCTGGCCATTTGTTTCTGTTTCCCAATTGCCAAGTGTAGAACCCTGTGACCACCAGACGGTAAGCGAAGAATTGTCTGACCATTTATCAAGGGTAATTGATGGGACAAACGAATCGCCGCTGCCCCCAATAGTGGTTTTCCCAAGATCGTGGTCAATCAGAAATGTGCTGTTGTCTACTTGTTGGATTATATTATCAGCCATGCCACAAAATGTGACTTAGCTCTCAGAAATAGTCACATCGTTTGCTGACAACTCAAACTTATTGCCAGAGTCAACTGTCACAGACGAAAATTCGTCGTCAAAATAGAGTGCATTATCGTTTGCCGTGTCGGGACCATCATACAGAACAACGCCAGCCACGGTAGTCGAATTTGAACTATCGAGAAC